CATATTGCTCATACTTTCTACCAGTTTCCACACCACCTACTCTATTGAATTTTTTACCTATAATACTGTTCATGTATGCCAAGGTTCCTCCAATCTCACTTAGAGCATCCAGGTCGCTTAAACCATCAATAATTAGATAGTCATACTTTCCTTTTTGTTCAAGCAAAGCATTTCTGAACTTAATAAAGTTCTGAAAACTCTCCCAGATTGTAGTTTGATCATTAGTGTAGGTAGACATTTTTCTGGCAGGAATATAATCATATCCTCCTTTTTCCAAATCTAGCACGAGAGCATTAGCTTGTCTGGTTAATGCTCCTAAAATAGTTCCTTTACCCATTTTGGGAATCGAAAGTACAACGAGGTCCCTTGGGTTTGTATTTGTAACTTGAGTAATTTCCTCTGGTAATTCCATTTTTTCTACGTTAGTCGCCATAATATCTAATTGATTTAATTATTTTTGGACTATAAAAATACGAAAATTACTTGGGCTGTGCAACTATTTTACCTTGTTTTACCCAGGTAATTCTGCTTTTGTCAATGTTGGAAAGTGCTGATTCTAACCAGTTTAACTGGAAAGTTTTGTCTGTTACAAAGATATGAATGTTAGAATGTTCTGTATCTAATAATAAAGCTCTACCAAGCATTTGTTCAAGATTTTCTCCATTAGAATTAATCGAAGTGATTAGAATATTATCCAGATTAGGATAAGTTACTCCTGCAGATCCCTTACGAATTAAACACAAATGGTTAATTTTCCCTGAAATGAAATCTTGTAGAACGCTGTCATCTTTACTTTTGCTGTTATACATTGGTAACTTAAATCTCTTTCCAAACACTTCATTCTCTGTAAAGATTAGGAAGCGCTTTTTAGAGTTATCAATTATCCAACTAACCACATTAGATAATAAAGATTCATTTGTATTAATAAATCTCATTCTGGAAAGAGATGCTAACATCTTCTTATCTCCATAGGTATTCTCAACTTTCTTAGTCAGCCTGGCTAACTCTTTTACATCTGTACTCCACCATTTCTTTAGTCCTGTTCCAAACTGTCTTGGAGTAATAGGATTTAGATCATATTGGTGAATGTACACTGTATAATTACTAATAAGACCATCAGCTATAGCTTGCTCTGTAGTATATTCCACTATTAGTGGTAACTCTGTATGGATCTTAAGATCTGCAAGAGTACTCTTGTTATACGTACCAGAAGCAAATACCACATGATTGTACTTCTTAGCTATTTGACCAGCAATAGGTAGTTTGTGCTCTTCAGGAATAAGATGAGCTTCATCAAACACAACATAATCCCAAGGTCCATCCATAACCTTCTCCATGCTAATAAAAGTACAGTAGGTAATTTCCATAGGACATCCTATCTTGGCACATTCATCTACCCAAGAATTTTTGATGTCAATATTAGGATATAATACTAACACTTTTGGATTCTCTATCCTACCTTCACTGTGTTCCTTTATAGCTGTAATAAGGATACGAGTTTTTCCAGATCTTACACTTGAGAGTACTATACCTCTAAAACAAGAAGCAACAATCTGGTTTTTTAAACACTCCTGTATTTCATCCTTCTTTGTCATCTTCTTGCTCTTTAAGTTTCATTACAGCCTCTCCAATATGGTCTATTTGATCAAAAGGGAGTCTTAAGTAAGCATTGCCTCCATGTGGGATTCTTACCCAACAGAGTACACCCCATTCTTTGACTTCGCTTACTTGCATTAGACATCCAATCCATTCTCTTGGACCATTTTCGTTAACTTGAACTACTGAGTTCTCAGTTATCTCGTTCTGGGTCAAATCCTTTTTCTTCATTGGTTTTCTCATAAAGTTTAATGTAATCTCTAGCCTCAGGACTTAGAGTGCTAATAACATACGCTCTTAAAGGAGGATCGAACATATTTAATAAAAACATCACATCTCCCCCAGTATTATGGATCTGTTCTACCATAAACAATCTGTCATCTACATAACCCCAAGTGTTATCAAACGTGTTCCACATATCTATACACGCCCCCTTTATCTCATTAAAGATTATTTGCTTTGGGGGCTTAAATGAATCGTGAACCATAACAATTTATTTTACGAAGAAGGATTTGTCTATGACAGCTGCATAATCAGCGTCTGTAATATCTTTCTTCCTAGGGAGCTCTTTAAACATCCCTATTTCTCCATGAAACGCTAATCCTATTCTGATATCATCACTACCATAGCTGTTCTTAATTATTCTCAGACTTCTGAAGAACTTAGCACCTGTGCTATCAACTAGCTTGGCAGTTTCATATCCTGAAGGATCAGGTACTTTATACCTCATTGGATCAAATAGAGCCATTACAACATCAGCATCTTCCTGAGTGCATGCACTATCCTTAAAATCTTCCAATTGAGGCTCAACATCACCATTCTTAATCCTAATAGGATTAGAAATGTCTCTATTAAATTGGCTTACAACAACAGGACTATATCCATAAAAGTCTCTTGCATATCGCAATTCGTCTGACATCTTGTCAATGAGAGCTTTCTTGTTGGGATAATCCTTAATTGTTTTCAGCAAACCAATATGGTCAATAACAATCAGAGTGATAGTATTCTCATCGTGTGGGATGTACTTTTTATTATACTTATCAATCTGCTCTATATGACCATTTTCAAGGGCATGCTCCTTGATATCTTTGGCGATACCAACAGGATTTTCTGGACCATCAATTATAGTAACAATCTCTTCTACTTGTTTGATATAATCTTCATAGGTTTCAAATAATGCATTTTCCTCATCATTCATCTTATCGTTCCAGCCTAGAAGCTTAGCTACAGGAATGCTAATTCCATGGTCCAGGAAGATTTTTCTGGACACCCACTTAGCAATCTTGTAAGTTCTACTTCTTTCCATTGAACGATAGATAATTTTGAGTTTAATGTTTGATTTACCTTTCTGTGCAATATACCAATCAACAGGGTTGAGTACGAATGCATCATCGACAAATGAGGTCTTACCACTTCCAGTAAGACCTCCAATCAAATAATACATACTTCTTCTTATTCCTATAAAATAATTGAGTCTGTTAAAACCCATGGGTATTCCACCATTTCTACCTTCACGCCCCTTTTTTACTTCCTCTCGTAAGTCCTCGAAGCTCATTTTCCAACATTTGTTGTCTCATTTTGAGCATCTTTTTAACGTGTTTGTGCATTTTATTACCTAAACAGTAAGGACACCCACCATGATTTGTACAAAAATGAGATACTCTTGTAGGAGTACCATCTCTAACTACTTTGCTTCTATAGAATTTCTTCATTCTATGAGAAGTCTCTCTAAATGTTCTGCTCATAATTTTTTGGATTAAATTTATTTAGCCTGTATTTGGCTTTCTCTTCTACCTTGCCAGGACTACACATCCAGCAACTACAGGGTTTACCTGTTGTTTTAAGTGCATGTAAACTAGCTTTACTGGGATTATTAGTTACCCAATATTTAAAATTAGCTAGTCTTTTTTTGAACTTAAACTTTCCTTTCAATCTTCTTTCTAACTTGTTCATATTATTCCTTTTTCTCTAAGTGCACAACCAATTAAAATAAATCCTAAAACAGCTATTGCTGTAATAACTATCACTTTTATGACAGTACTTTTTCGAGCTTCATCAATAATACTTCTCATGGTTTCTATTATTTATCAAGGATTACTTTAGCAAAAGTGCTATCTTTTTTCATTTCTGACATAAGCTCTGCAGCTGTCATGTTTTTAGCTTTCTCCAAGATTTTATCTTTCTGAGAAGAAATATTAAGGTCAACAGCAGCATCTTTAGCCATATTTTTAAGTTCAGTAACTACAAAATTACTCAATTCATGAGGAATTTGTTTAGCTGTGCTATCTGTAGTTAGGAAGTTCAATGTTTGACCTCCTGCTACAATAAGCAAAGCATCTTTTTTGCTTGGAGTAAATATATATAAACTCCAGAAAAATATCATAAAGGGACATGACCACCATATCCATCTTCTACAAGCAGCCTGATCTTCTTTAGAATCCCAGGTAAGAAAGTAAGCTATACTGCTTATAACAGTTATTGCTGTAAATACTATTATAAATACAACAAACATTGTTTTAGCATTATCAGCTACTGTCAGCCAATAAAACAGTTTCGTATAATCCATAGTACTTATTGTTTAATTCTTGGGTCTTCCTCACACCACATACTGTATAGATCTATTTTTCTCTTAATGACTCTAGCTTTCTCCTGGAGATCTGCCAATGATTTAGCTTTTAATATATCATCTAAAGGAATACTTCCTGTAGAGCTATCATCAAGATATCTCCCTAGCCATACACTACCTGCTTCAGCAAGCTCATGCATTTTTTCAAAGTCTGGGTAAACTGCTTTTACCTCTTCTATAAGTTTCTTACTATACCCCATAATTAAAAATTTTAAGAATAAACCATTATATTACCATGACTTGTTACAACCCCAAACTTGTTATCAGTTACAACACTACCATTACTAAAAACAGTATCATATGCTGATAGTTTTATAACTCCTGCGTTGATAACATCTTCACTATTGTGAATGTGTCCAAATAAACAAAGTGTTGGTTTAATCCTTCCTAGAATATGTTTCTTCAGAGCATTACATCCACAATGATCTATTTCTCCTTTATGATATGCAACATCAAGAATGGTTTTAGGTGGACTATGAGTAATCATGATATCTGTATCACTATCTACTTTAGCCCAGCACTCATCAAGCAAGCTTCTGTCTTTATTAAAAGCCCACCCTTGTCCAAATGTTGGGCTAAAAGGACTACCAAAAATCTTGATTCCATCAATAGTGATATAATCATTTTCCAGGTAGGTAATACCAACTTCTTGAAAGTCATGTCTTGTAACTAATCCTTTCTCAATAGAGGTATCATGATTACCAGCTACAAAAATCTTATGCTTGATTGGTAAGTTACCAAACCAAGCTATAAAATCTCTTACCTCTTTCTCATTTTTAGTTGGATCCCTAGGATTACTACAATCTCCACTAAACACTACCATGTGTATATCTGAAGGAATAGTCAACAGTTTATGGTAGGTATGCGTATC